GCCGTGAGCTTCATCTGGTCGCTGGCAAGATCGAGATACCTCTGCAGCGCGTCGCTTGTCGCCGTCGTCACCAGCATTCTGCCGCCTCCAACTCAACTGAGAGGGAAGCAATCTCAGGGCCAATGTAGCTGCGCGAATTATTCTGGAATAAATCGGGAACTGTCCTGGAATAAGCGGCATTCCAGAATAATTCCAACATTGGCAAAACCGGACGCTTAGACCCTCTTCCACAGCCCCACAACAAGCATTCAAATCAGCCACTTGGAGCGACATCTTTTGCGTTCGCTATCCACTGTTTTTTGAGCAACTCAGATGCGCCCAGAAACCTGTCGCGCGCAGACAATTCCCCCACTCATTACACAGCAGTGCAGCGTTGTCCAAACCGGCGATCGAGCCCCTCTGTTTGGGGGTGAATGTGGCCTCGTAAACCGCATCGTAAGAATGGTCCGAAACCGCAGTCGATTTCTTCGCTTTTCCGAACCATCTAAACCACTCCATCAGCTCCATAACGACTCCTTTTTTTTACCCTCATCAGACCACCAGTGGGAACCTCGGCGCATACACTGCCGGAGCCGGTCCGGAACCGCTATACGAAAGCGTGCCTGCAGCGCCCAAAACACCCCACTGCGTCGGGGAAGTGTCCGGCTCGTTGCCCACGTTGGCGTTGACGAGCGAGCCGTAGCTCCAACCGTTATAACTGACCACCTGACCGACCGAGTAGCTCGTCCCGGAGTTGTATACGCCCAGGAACATTCCAAACGTCCCGGCAAACAGCAACATCTCGCCTGCCGCGGGCGATGAAACTGGCGTCGTTCCGGGCACCATCGTGAACGTTGGCGACGTGCCAACTCCGCTCGCGTCGGTGACATATAAAAGCACTGGCGAACCGGGTGTAATTTCAGCCCACGAAGCGGCTGGATAAGCGGTTGGAATTGGCTGCCCCATCACCTGCACGGAGAGGTCAGGCATGGTGATGGTCAGCGAGCCATCGCCAGCCAATGTCGCGATCGGCGTCGCCTGCATCACCCACGCCGGATTCACCAGCGCAGCGAAGCCGGAAAGCTGCAAGCCATCGTTTGGAACGTTCTGATAGCTGTCGCCTGGCGGGTCGCTGACATCGGTCGAGGCGGCGGGGTTGTATTGCCGGAGCACCAGCGTGATAGCTCCCAGGCTGTCACCAGCCGGAGCAAGAATTTCGGGCATCTCCATGATCTCGTAGTCGCCCGGCTTCTCGGGATAAACCCAGTCGTCGAGATGGATCACATCATGCACACCAGCCTGCAGCAGCGGCACATTGTTCACGTCAACCGATTCCAGATAGAAGGTCAGTGTGCCCGTGATCGGAGCAGTCCAGCCGGCGCCGATATCGGTCCCCAGAGAGCTATCGCGCTCGAACTTCATGATGCGGTTGGTCTGGTCGTAGGTGCTGGCGCCGCAATCGTAGCGAACTGGCCGGATGTTGGGCTGCACCGCAAGCCCAGGCGCGGACATCCGCGTCATGCGCTGCGCGGATCGATGCTGCACAGTGGTGGGCGCGCGCTGCGAAAAACGCGCATCGTTCGAGCCGATATAGCCGCCAGTGGGGAGCGCGGCTGGAGTGCCTGGATACAGGCCCAACACCACATCGCCCAGCAAAGGACCCGCGGGGGTTATAAAGGCGCCTAGATCGGGGCCGGTGGTGGTGGGTACAAAGTTACCCGCGTTATAGTCGCCATCCATCGTCGATGGAGTTCCGCCCCCATACGTGAAGACGCCAAAGGGTACGAAGGGGTCGGGGGACGTGGTGTTGAACTGAAGGGCAGGCTCAAATTCATTTACGCCAAACGAGACTGTTTCGAGCGCGGTAGTCGATGCGGTGCTCACCACCTGGCTTACGGCCGGAATTCCAAGGTCGCGGAACTGGGGCACAAAGACGTTGGGCGCCTTCGAGATGTCCTTCTTCTGCAGCTTCACGCTGCCCGGCACAACGTGGTTTGCGGAGCACTGAAAAACCGCAGTCCGCGAATCGTTGCCGATCATGTAAATCTGGCCGTTCTGCTCGCGGATGAAGCTCTGATCGACGCGCTGCATCAGTTCGAGGATGCTGGTCAGCGTGGCGTCCGCGGCCCAGATGTAGTTGCCCAGGTAGCGGGGATTGCCGTTGGGCAGGATATAGTCATTGCGCGCCGCCAGCTCCGCGATCGACTCCCAGTTGAAGCAGGCTTTCTCCGCGGCCGTCAGTCCAGCGAGACCAGGCATTTGCGGGCGAATCTTATAGCGCAGAATCGCTTCCACCTTGTGCCATGCGGGATTGCAGGTGAACTGGTACGCGGTGACGTTGCCGTAGGCGTCGAAGATCCTGCAGCGGGTCGATCGCCAGACCGCCGCGCCGCTCACCGTCATCTGGCCCCAACCCTCTTTGAGGTTGAGCCCTGTAGCCAGCGGCGCGCGCCACACGGCGTAGGCTATGCCGCTGAAGCACTGCGGCGGCGTGAAGATGGGAAAGTCGGCAAACCATTCGTCATAGTTCTGATCCGCCCACTGCGCCGATCCCTGCGATGTCATCGCATTGTTGGCGCCGCCCTTGGTGCTGAACGAGCCGCTGTGAAAGTGCATCAGGCTGATCAAACTGGTGAGCCATGTGCCGGGCGCGGCTGCGGCAAACTGGCGCACCAGGTGCGGAGGGATTGCGGGCGTGGAGGTGCCCGCGACCTGGGTGAAGCTGTTCGAAAGCGCCGGGCCGTCCCACTCGCCTTCGCCCAGCAGGTTCAGAATGATCTGCGAACCATCGACCGCCGTCGTCGAAAGAACGTTGTCGCCCTGGCCATAAACATAGCCGCATGCGAACGGAAGCTTGCGCGTGGAGACGGAATCGAACGCGGGATTCAGCGCCATCAGAAGGCCCTCGCCGGGTTGTGCGAGATGACCGGCGGGGGCTGCGCGATCTGCACCAGCGACGCGCCCTGGTTCGCCCAATCCCACTGCGCAATCGTTCCCTTGAAACGTTCAATCGAGGTACAGGTGCCGTAGGTGTTCTGGCACGGCGTCGGCGATGTGGATCCACACTCCACCGATCCAAAGGTCAACCCGCAGGTGGCGTCGATGTTGCACGCCGGCGCGATGCAGTTACTCCAGTTGCCGAAACCCTCCAGCGCCAGCGTCATGCGATCGTCGCTGACATCGCACTCTGAAACGGTGCCCATGAAGGTGAAAACCGCATATTCCGAGTCTGAGCGCCACAGGCGGAAGTAGATGAACGCGCCAATGAATTCGTCTTCGCTGAATGCCGTCGCAACGTCGCGCATCACCGTGTTGCCGCTATAGTTCTGCACATCGATCGTACCGGTGTCGGTCTGGGTGGTGCCGGTCAGCGTAAACTTCGGCTGCCCGATGATCCAGCCTTTGTAGTCGACATTGGAGCCGCCGGGCGTGGAGCTGGTGCCACCGGTACCGGATCCTCCGGTGGTTGTGTGCTCCACCAGGTAGCTGTCTGCGCTCAGCACTTCGGCGATGATCCATGTTCCATTCGCGGCTGCTAGGGTGTTGCCGGCGATGGTCACTGGCTCGCCCGCGCTGATCGGAGCAGGTCCCGTCAGCACCACAGTGAAGCTGGGAAACGCTTCGCCGCCGAAGAGGCCGATCAATCTCCGATTCGCGGTGATGGTGGCGATCGGCGTGGTGTTCTGCGAGAGGATTGCGCTGCCGTTTTGCAGGTCGCGATCACTCCAGGCATAGTAGGTGTTCGACGCCGTCAGCACTTCCAGCAGGCTCGTAGGAGCCAGCCCACCGCTGGCGCGCATGGGATTGACGACGCCGCTGGTATAGCCGCCCATCAGTGCATCACCTGCAGCGCTGGCATCGCTACAGCGGTTCCTGCGCCCACTGCGCCGGCAACGGCCAGCGCAACCATCTTCACGCGATGCGCGTCCAGCGGCACCTGCACGGCCGTCAGCACGCCGGCGGCGAGCGTCAGGCCCGGCGTAAGCGCTCCGGAGCCAACCCGCGTTCCGTTGCTTTGGTCGATCGTAATCAGCAGGTTTCCATCGAGATAGACGGCAAGCTGGCCGAGACCGGTTCCGATGCGGAAGGTCAGCCGAAATCCCCAGCCCACATACTGCACCTGAGCGAAGTCGCCCGCTGTGGGCGCGGCGTTCAACGTCTCGTACGATATGGGCGCGTTCAGGCTCATGCCCGCCAGCGCCGGCGTCTGCACCGCTGCCCAGGCGTTGGCAACGAAACTTGAGTTCGCCACCAGCGGATCGAGGTAGTCGTCCAGAGCGTAGACATAGTGGCTGCTCTTCACCCAGTCATTCGGGTATTCCAGCATGCGCGCTTCCGGAGCCTCTTCGAACAGCAATCCCTGAATGGTCCACTTGCCGTTTGCCGTCTCCACCTCGTTAGGCTCGGTGGTGAAGTTGCCGACGTGGTGGCGTCCGCAGCCGTCCCAGTTGATCAGGGTGAAATATCCATTCTGGAACTGCTCGTAAAACTGCTTCAGCCGCAGCACCTGCGCGTAGGGCTGTTCGATGAAGTTCAGGTTGGCGCTATAGCCCGCGTTCATCAGCTCGCGCGAATAGCGGCGGCCCAGGCGCGGCTGCGCCATCTTCTTGTTCGAAGCCGTCTTGCGGATCCAGCCGTAACTCCAGTTGGGATTGCAGCCCAACGCGTCCGACCAGCCCTTCACCGGATTGAGGATATCGGTCTCAGCCAACGACGCCATCTCCTGAGTACTGCGATGCAAAGCTGTTCTGCGCCTTCGAGATCATGCGCGCGCCGCCGTTGCGCAGCCAGCCGGTCATGGTCTGCGTGTCCAGCGTGTGGATGTGGATATGGCTGCCGCCGCCGCTCGCAGCCGGCGATGCGGGATTGCTGCTCGCCTTCGAACTGGCCAGATAGGTCGACGCGACGTCCGCCGCGCTCGCTCCATCGTTCATCGCGTTCAGCACCGGCGCATGCGTTGCCGTGGCGCTCTGGTTCATCATGGTCTCGCCCAGCTTCGCGTGAATGTAACCTTCATCGGAGCTTGTTCCCATGTCTCCGAAGCCGTCGATATAGCCACCAGTGTGGAACTGCATCGCCTGGCGCGTGGTGTACTGCTGGCCGCCGCTCGCGTGCTCGGTGATCTGCGAGACGGCGAGCTGCACTTCCTTGTCCAGATAGTTGGCCTTCACCCAGCTCGCCGCGTTCGCGCCCCAGTGGGTTGCCATGTAGTTGTAGCCGTCGATCGCGGCGCGGTTCACGTCGCTGATGGCGCCCATCGCATCGCCGGTCTGGCCGTTGCGATCGGCTTCGATCTGGGGAAACAGCGTCTTCTCGTAGTAGCCGCGCGCGGCGATGTTTCCGCCCATGCCCATCACCGCGCCCGCAAGTCCCGCGCCGAATCCCACCGCCGCGCCCACGCCCGCGCCAATGGCGGTGCCGATGCCCGGAATCACTGAGCCGATCGTCGCGCCCGCGGCCGCGTCACCGAGCGTTCCGCTCATCACGCCCTTGGCGCTGCCCTGGTCAAACGCGCTGACGGTGGTCTGCTCGGCCGAGTAAGCTGCGCCGGCCGCGCCCGCAATACCAAGCCCGGTTGCCAACCCGCCCTTCGATGCACCGGCCGCGGCGTTCACCCCGCCCATCTGTACATTGCCCCCGCCTGCGTCGTATGACGTCCCCACGTCCAGGGAGTCTTGTTGCGGAAGCGGGCCGATGCCATATTGCGAGAGGTCTGCCGGCTGCGACGAAGAGCTGCCGAGGCCGGTCATGCGCGTCAGTCCCATCGCTGCAGAGATGTCTCCGCTCACAGACGATGCGCTTCCCGCGCCGCCAATCATGCCAGCCGAAGAGATTGCGCCGGCCGGACCGATGCTGCCCGCGTATGCAGGACGATAGGTTGTGCCCGATGAACCGGCTGTCTGCGACGTCGAGCCTGATCCGCCGCTGCCCGCGACTGAAGCCGCCACGGCGGCTGGGGATGCGCCTCCGCCCATCGCGTGGCCGAGAAAGTTCGCGCCCAAGTGGGCTGCGCCGCCGCCCATCTGGCCACCCGTCAGCGATCCGCCCATCAGCGCCTGCACCATCTTGAAGTGGAGCACCCACTGCGCCAGCAGATCGAACATCAGCTTCTCCATCGTGCTCTTGATGGTGCCGATGGGATCCTTGAACGCCGACTCAAACAAGCCCGACAGCTTCTGGCTCATCGCCTGCTGCTGCTGCTGGATCTGCGCGCTGGCCTCGCGCTCGATGTCGATGCGGCGGTTGGCCACCTCCTGCCACGTCAGGCCTTCTTTCGCCGCATCCTCGGTCAGCTTGGCCAGGCGCTGCTGCTCCTGGTCTTCGATCTCGGTGATCGCATTCTTCTCGCTCGCGACCCAGCCCATCGCGCCGGCTTCCTTCACCCGTCGCTCCGCCTCGGCCGCCTGCTGATCGTACGTCAGGTCCTGAGCCTGGTTGGCCAGCGTCAGTTCGCTGCGCTTGGCTGCTGCGCCGCGCTGCACCTCAGTCAGCGCATTCTGCTCGGCTTGCTTCGCAGCCAGGAACTGCGATGAGTTTTGGTCTACGTCGGAGCCGCCCCACGCCTTGTTGAACTTGTCTGCGATATCGCTCGCCGACTTCGCTGCCTCGGCGTTGACGCGTTGGTACCCGCCTAACGTGGAATCGACCCAACGTTCGCCGATCGCGTCCATGCTGTCAGTGAACTGCGTCTGAAGATCGAGCAGCTTCTGATCGGCTTCCTTTTTTGCACCCTCATTCGCCGCGCCCCGTTCATCCCCGCTAAACTTCGTGTTGTTCTCGCTGACCTGGGTGTACTGGTCTGCGTAGATTCTGGCCGCGCCGGTCAACCCAGCGGAGTTGGAGCGGCGGATCGAGAGGCCGGATTCGTTCTGCGCCTTCACCGCGCGCTCGCTCATGTCGTCGAAGTACTTCTCGTTGATCTCGCGCACGCGCGCCGGGATCTCCGCAGCTTTGCCCTGATTGTTCAGTTCCACCGTCAGCTCGCGGATATCGTCCTGCATCTTGCGGTGGTATAGATCCTCGCCCTGCAGCTTCGATTGAGCTACTTCATCGTTGGCCTTCATGACGGCCAACGCCGTCTCACGCCCAAGCACCGTCTTCTGCGCGGCCGCTTCTTTGTCAGCCGTCTGATCCTTCAGCTGTTGCGCAGCGGCGCCGGCATCCGGTGCAATTTCATTGCCGAAGGACTTGTCAACGGCGTTATCGTAGGTGCGCGTCTCGGCGGCGATCTGCTTCTTCTTGTCCGCCTCGGCGTTGATCTTCTGCGCGCCCGTCAGCGCCGCATCCTGCGCATGGTTGAACTCGATCTGCGCTACCGCCTGTTGATGGAGATCGTCGATCTGTTTTCGCGATAGTGCATCGCGCGCCACGTCGGCACTGTTGGCCTCCTCGCCATAGGTATGGGCCTGATATATGTTCCGCGCCGAGTCGAGCCCAAGACCCATGTCGCCCGTCAGGTAAGCCTCCGCAATTCCTGCGACACCGGCGCTCTGCGACTCATTGGCCTGCTGATGGAGCCCAGCACCGATCTGTGTCTGGTCGCGCAAACGCTGTTGCGTGGTCTCAATAGTGCGCGAGTTGGGGAGGTCCGCGAGCCGCGCCTTCTCCATGTTCTCGTTGTATTTGTCGATGATCGCGTTCAGGCTGATGAACTCGTCGTAGGCCCGTTTCGCCCCCTCAACCACTCGGGAGAATATCTCTATGCCCGCAACCCCGGCCATGGCGCCAATGACGCTGCTGAGTGCGCTGGTGACGGCCGGCATGCGCGAGAGCATGGACTCAATCGCACGCGGCATACGCATGCCGAACTCCTGCGAGAGCAGCCGCACAGAATCGAGATTCGTTTGAAAATGCCCGCTCATCTGGGTCATGCCGGCGCCAACCTTCGCGCCCGCGCCAGCGCCTGCCGTGCCCAGGGAGTCGAGTTCCGTCTTGACCACACCGATCTTCGCGGCGGAGTCGGTTGGGTTGACCTGTACCTGAATCTCGACGACGGCGGCCATCAGTTGTCCTTCCCGTGGAACTTCACGCCGCACTCGCGGCACTGGTGCGCCCAGCGGTTGTCCTGGCGCGTTCCGCAGCGGCCGCAGGGCGGATGGTCCTGCTCATACTCGTTGCGTGCGCGCTTGACCGCCTGCAGGCCGCGCACGTCCGTCCTGGTGAGCACGCTGGATGAATAGCTCGCGCCCAGCTCGATGGCCGTGCCCAGGTCCAGCAGATAGCAGGCGCGGTCGTAGTAGCCGGGCGAAAGCGAGCGTACCGGGAGATCGTCCATCGCCCGCCACCGCGTCTCGTCATCCGAATCCGACATGATGCCCGCGATCGCCTCGCGCAGATACGACTCCTCGAACAGCTCGCGCAGGGCCGCCTGCAGGCCCTCCACGTCGCGCTCGACTTGAAGCATCTCGATCATCCGCGTCTCATCCTCCGCCGCGCCTTGAGTGACTGGATTACGCGAACGCATGCGTCCCGGTAACCCTCGCGGCGGCTTGCCTCATCCGGATATTTCTCCGTAAACCGCAGCGCCAGCATCACCCTGTTTTCCATTCCCATCTTTTGCATCGCATGCTTTATATCCACTGTGACCGAATTCGCCGACCTGCCCAGCTCCCGTCCGCTCTGCTTGCAGTTCAGTCCTTTTACAAGCAGATCGCACACCTCAAACTCCGAAGGCATCAGCGTGTCTTCTGGCTTTGTGGAGTCGGTGGTGTGCGTCTGCGGCCTCATGCTTCCTCTTCGTCCGCCACCAGCGCGGTCTCCTGCGGCTGGAAGATCTCCTGCGCCGCCATCACCTTGTGGTGCATGTCCATGTCCACGACGATCCGGCTTCTATCGTTCGTCAGCGGCTCGCCGTTGAACGCGGTGCTGTAACCCTCGACGCTCACGATCAGTTCGTCATACAGCTTTGCCAGCAGCAGCTGCGCGCCGCGGTAGATGGTCTTGCCGGTGCGCGAGCCGCCCTGTATGAAGCTGCGGCTCGACTCGCGCAGATAGCGGCGGTACTGCTCTTCGCTGGGCGACTGCAAGACGTGCTTGAGTCCCACAAACTTCTGCATGCCGCCGGCGCCGGCCGACCAGGCCGCGTCGAGCATCACCACTTCACCCTCGGCGAAGATGGTGATCTGCTCCACCTTCGACGGCCGCGCGCTGGCCAGCACATCCGCCAGCTTCAGCTTGTGGGTCAGCGGAATGTGCTTCTGCCAATCCGGCAGCGACTTCAGCTCGGCCCCGCCATCGACGCTGTAGCCGGCAGCATCGATCAGCACCGCCTCGGCCAGCGCGATGCGCGGAGTGTTGAAGTCGTTCACGCGGATCATCTCGCGGCCGTTCTGCTCGTTGGAGACGTAGATGCCGAGGAAGTAATTCTTCCAGTCGTCGCCAGTCACGCGCCTGCACTCCAGCCGATAGGAATGTCCGCGATCGGTCAGGATAACGGTGCGCGGCTGGGACAGGTCGAGAAGTGCATCTGTTTGACCAGACGTTTTTTGCTGTTCCTGATTTTCAGATTCGGACATGGGATTCCCTCGTAGGTTGGATTTGGAGTTATGGGCGCTGCCAGGTTGAGGGAACCCGTCCATCTTCGAACTCCGCGCAGGCCTGCGGTGTTCGTACGCCAGCGAAGGGGTGCCGGCGGTGATGCAAGAAGAAGTTCTGAGTTGTCAGTTCTCAGTTCTCAGCTCTAAGCGTGCCGCATAACGTGGTGGCATTTCGCGCGGAGGAAGGTCCAACAGTCCGCGCAGAAGTGAAACAGGAGCTTGTGGTAGACCTGCGAGGTGCCGTGCGAGGTGGGGTGGGTGCAGGCGGAGCAGCTAACGATTCTCATCTTCGTCTTTCCCTGACAACTTCCAACGGTTCTAAAAAAGTCCTCCGGGGCCTTCGTCCTGTCACCCCGGAGGTAGGGAGAAATCTGCTTATCCGGCCACCAGCCACGCGGCCTGGTCGTCGATGTTGAACGCGCTGATGGCCGCGGTTGCTCCGCTGGCCACGCAGGTGGTCTCGTCGAAGCTGAGCAGCCACATCACCTTGTCTTCGGTGTTGCCCAGCTTACTTGCCCGCACGTAGGCTGCGGGGAAGGTGAAGCCGAGCTGGTAGGTAAGCGCGGGGTTGGTGGCCAGCGAGATCGCGAGTTGGGTATTGTTCGCGAACCAGCCTTCGACGTCATCGGTCACCAGCGCGGCGATGGTCAGGTCGACGGAGAACTTGCCCGTCCCGCTGGCCACGCTGCCCGCGGTCAATCCGTCGCCGCTCGCCTTGAACGGTGCGGATCCGCGATCGAGCTTGATCGACAGGTTCTTCTGCCGGCCGCTGAACGGGACTGCGCCGCCGCCTAAAGGCGTGATGGTGGCGAGGAAGTCTGAGCCCAGCAGATACTTCGCCGCGATCAGCGCCGGCAGCGCGCCGGTGAAGCCCGTGCTGGTATACAGGCCCGTGCCGACCATGTCGAGCGAGGCCTGGATGGCGCCGCGCTCCGGCACCGTAAGCGAGAACGACGATGCGGCCATGTCCAGGAAGTGCCGTTTGACCGCCGCGGTGTCCTCGGTGTAGATGGTGGTCGAGGGCATGGTTGCCGTGATTGCGGGCACGCTGTAGCTGTGCGTGTAGGGGCCGGCGCCGGTGTCGGTCTCCTGGCCGAAGATCATCGAGAGCATGAAGCCGATACCGAGCGTGTCGGCGTCGATCTTCAGCGTCCCGGCGCTATCCCATTCGGTCACCTCGGAGTTGGTCGCCCACTCCGAGCCTTTGCCGGCCATGGTCTTATCGGTGCGCACGGCGAGCGACGGCTGGAACGACGTTGACGGATCGAAGCGCTGGCGGATGGTCAACACCGTATCGGCCAGCGCGGTGCCGTAGGTGGTCTGCACCTTCGCGCCGATCACCAGGTTACGTGAGGATTGTTTCTGCATTGAGATGGCGGCCATTTACTTGTTCTCCTCTGCTGCGGAAGTCGTGGTGGATGCTGCTTTGGCTGGGATCTCCGGCCCGGCGGAAGTCTCGACGGTTCCCGGAATCTTGTCGGCTGCCAGGCTGATCGCATTCGAAGGTGCAACATAGATCTCGAACAGCGGCTGCCCGTTCGCGGTGGTGTGGCCGGAGAGCGCGAGATCCCACTCGTAGCGCGCCACCTTCACCGGCTCGCCGGGCTGGAATACAAACTGCTGGCGGCCGTTGGAGTAGCGCAGCGAGTGGTCTCCCGCGGCCGTGACGCCGGCGGCCGTGAGCTCGACCAGGCAGAAATCGGGGCCGACCGGCTTGACGGCGGCAGGAGTCGCAGTTGCACTTTGCGCAACGCCTGTCTTCACTGCGGGAGTCGGATTGTTTCTAAGGTCGCCCATCAGTCGCTCTCTCCTGCCGGGTTCGCATTCGCGCCGGCGAACTGCGCCAGGCCGGGAACTTCGAAGACTGGGATATATGTGATCCCAAGGTCTTGAACCGTGTCGAACTCCATGCCGCAATAGGTCGCCGGCTCAGAGACATCACCGGACGGAAGCACAACGCGTGCTCCAATCAAGATCGTCTTCACGCGCGAAGCCAGCTTGAGAGATACGAGTGCCTGCGCTTCAGGGCTACCCAGGTCATTGTCGGCGCAAAACACCATCAGGCGGCCAACAACGTTGTAGCTGAGCCGCTGTGTATCGGAGGTAGATGTAGCGCTCTCTCCTGCGAAGAAGCAGCGCACGGAAGGCGTCACTGTGATCAGCTCCCCGCCCTCGGTGAACTCGCGGCCCGTGATCTTCTTTACGTCTACGTCCGGCAGCTGCTGCGTGAGCAGCGCCGTGAAGGCATCCCACACTTCGTTGGTTGCGAACTCGCCCTGGCTCACCGTGCGCCTCCAGGCCTAAACGTGATAGGACCGCCGGCTGCGGGAATAGTGACGGAGGCACCACCCAGATAAGCTTCGATGCCCGATGCGAGGCGGCCGGGATCTTCAGGCCGAAAGACCAGGAACGGCCGCGCCGGAATATTTTGGAAGCGTTTGTGCGCCTTGACGTCATACTTCGTTCGGGAAGACATTCCCTGGGCGCGCACGCGGACGTTCTTGCCATTGCGCGAGGTGATGCCGTAGCGCTTGAATGGAACGACTCGCGCTGCATCATACGCGCTCACGCTCACGCCGCGGCCTTTGATCCTCGCCTGCGCGCCAACGCTGCCGCCGCTACGGTCCGCCGAGCCGAAGTTCTGGGCTCCCGCATAGACGACGTTCGTCCCGATAATCATCGTGTTGCCTTCAATCCAGAGTGTCATCGACTTCCAGAGCCGTCCGCTCATGATCAGCAGCTTGTGTCCGGCGGTATAGCCCTTTTTCTTGAGCGTCGATAGCGCCAGCCGCGGCCAACTCCCGGCCGGAGATCCCTCGTCGAGGAAGGTCCGGTGAATCGACGCGAGCATCAGGTTGCCGGCAATCGCCAGCAGAGGCCGCACGTCCGTGACCTTGCCGCGCAGATCTCCGAGCTGCACCTGGACCGCTTTGTCGTTGACTTGTACGCTAACTGCCATCAGACGAAACCTTCCAGGTCCTTCTCGGTCATGCGCAGCCCGTCGCGTCTGGGCCGGACGCCGCCTGCGCTGGTGGCTTGCGGCGTGCTTCCCACCGGCTGATCGAACGATGCCTTCCCGGTGGAGATGTCCTTCAGCACGCCGACCGCATCTTCGTACCGCTGCCGCACCTCGTCGCGCATCTTGCCGGGCCTGCGCCCGAACAACGTGTAGACGGCGATGTCGCGGGTGATCTCGACGATGGTGTCGTTCGGCTGCAGCGGCGTCTCGTAACGCTCGCGGCAGTAGGCTTCCACCTTGCCGCTCGCCTTGGTCAGCGCGTCCGTGACGGTCGCCGCGTTTACCTTGCCGGTCTTCTCGTCGTCGGTGAGCTGGATCAGCTCAGCCAGCGTCATCACCTGCAGAAGATCGGATTGGGCGGCGTACGGCATGGTTTACTTGGCTGCCTTCTCGGGAGCGGCGACGTGGCCGATCGCGATCAGCGGCGCTGCCTGATCCTTGGTGAGGTCGATCTCGCCGCCCTTGCGAATGGTCTTGCCGTCGTGGATGACTGTCTTGGTGACTGTGTGCTTCGCCATTGTTTCTTCCTCCTATGGAAGAAGGGAGCGGACCGTTGTGATCCGCTCCCTTGGGTAGTGCAGTTGCTGTTGCAGTTAGTGTTGCGGGGTTAGATTATTCGCCTGCGGGGAAGGCCGGCAGCGTCTCGTAGGTCGGCGCCGCGCAGCAGTTGGTGAAGGTGTAGGTGGTCTCGGGCGCGGTGTTCTGGATATCCCAGTACCAGTCGGCCGAGATGATGGAAGCTTTGCTAGCCAGCGGATACTTCGGCTCGATGATGACGCCGTAGCCATCCACCGTGTCGGGTGCGCCGGTCCAGGTGAAGGTCTTGAAGGAGCTGAGATCCATCTGGTCGCTCGCTTCCTGAACGTAGGCGAGGGTTGCGGTCTGGCCCCAGACGTAGCTGGGATTGTCGTTCTTATCCACCTGGACCGCCGAAGCGCGAACGCACTTGATGCTGAGGACGCGGGACAGACCGTCCATATCGATGGGCACGCCCGGAGTCGTGTTCACGAAGCGGGCGACGATCTGCGGATTCACCAGCAACGCATCTGCGACAGCGTCGCCGAGGATGAGCACGTTGGCAGCCACACCGGATTGCCGGGCAATTGACTTGGCAGCGGTGATATTTTGAATCGGCGTCGAAGCGGCATTGTCCCACATCGAAGTGCCGGACAGCGCCACCGTCGTGCCCGCGCCTACGGCCAGGTTGGCGAGATAGACTTCGCGGCTGAGCAGCAGCTTATCCAGCACCTGCTGCGACGCCTTGGCCTGCTGGGAGAAGCCGAAGCCCAACGCCCACTGCTCCTATTCCATCGGAACTTCGGCAGAGCGGGCGTGCGACTTGCAGTTGTAGAAAGCGGTCGAGAAGCTGGACCGGATCATGCGCGGCGCGGCGCCGGGTGCGCGGAGATCGTCGCCATCCAGCCGCATCCCATCGCGGCCGTGGATCACAAACTGGCTGACCTGTTTCGCCATGGGCACGCGGGGGGCAAGCATATCCCCAACCAGCAGGTTGTTGCGGTAGTCCTTGGCATAGTTCGAGACCGCAACATTGAGTACGCCGAATTGAGGTCCAAGTGCAAATGCTCCCATTTCCTGCTCACTTTCCCCGCGTCATGCGGAGCTAACAGATTTTGGTGAAGCGCCGGAGCCCGAAGGCTCCGGGTTGATGCGTTAGTCGTTGACGGAGGGCAGAACGAAGAGTACGAATTCGTCTCCCGCGAGCGCCGCGCTGGATTTCGCGCGGCCGGCGATGTTGTCTGCGGCGGTGGTGACGGGAATGAATTGGCCCGTCGCCGTATTCTTCACGTACACTCCCGCTGCGATGGCTACGCCGGCGATGGCAATCGCGTCGCCCAGCTCAATGGCGGCAATCGGATCGCCGGCGTTGGTGCTGGCCTCCTGCTGCACGCCGACGACAATCGAGTTGGCGACCGAGGCGGTGGCAAGATAGCTGTCGCCGCTGCCGCCCTGCACGAGCGCTAGCCCGCGACCCTGGCCGGCGGCTTGCGCCTGGAAGGTATCCACAAAACTTTTGCTAAGTCCCCGTGTGGCAACTGCGCTCATAATCTGCTCCCTCTTCAGTCTTCGTTTTTACTGATCACTGACAACTGACCACTGACAACTGTTCTTAGACCGCGCCGGCTGTTGCTCCGCCCAGCCGCGCCAGCTCCGGATTCTCGGACTCGACCTGAACGGCCGCATCGAAATAGCTGATCTTCGGATCGGCCTTCCGCTTCGCCCGCACCAGGTCATCGAACTGCACCGAGTTTTCGTTCACCGACTGGACTCCGGGGTTGACGCCCTTCGGAAGAGCAATCGCGGAGGCCGCACGCTGGCCGGTGTAAACCGCCGACGTGGGCACGATCCGTTGATGCTGCTCCATGAACGTGACCAGCAGATCGAGCGGGCTCGCCTTGGCCAGCTTGCCGTCCTTGCCGGCTTCGCCGAACTCAACCGTCTCCGTCGTCTTCGCCAGCTCGGCGAACAGGACGGGAACGCCCAGCTTGTCGAACGCCGGAACCCACCTGCCCGCGGCCTTCAGCTTCGCGATCGCGTTGGCGACGCGCGTCTTCACGTCGGAGGTAGTGGCTGCGCGCTGGCTCTCGGTGAACGTCGCCTTCATCGCGGTCACTTCCGCCTGCAGCGCCTTGGTGCCCTCTGCAACTGCGGCGTCGGCGATTGCCTTTGCCTGGGCCTCGGTGAAGGTGGCTGCGGCGGGATCGGCGGCGGTCTTCTTGCCGCCGAAGGCCTCTGCGAACCGCGCGACGATCTTGTCGACGATGGACTGCTCGTTTACTTCTGCCATGCCACTCTCCTCGAAGTCGATCGAGACCGACTTGCTGTCTTCATCTGCGAATTTGATATCAGCCAATCCCTTGATCTGTGGAGGCTGCGCGCCCAGGAACCCGACATGGCGCAGCATCCAGCCCGCGGCCGTCTTGTAGAGCGAGACCGAACGCTTCTTGAACTTGCCAGTTTTGACCGCGCTCTCGAAGTCGTCCGGGATCCCGTCCTTGAACTTGGCCTGCAGCAGCTTGCCCGACCGCCGCAACTGTTCCACCCAGCCATACGCCGGCCCGTCGTCCTTCGGATGTCCGATGACGATGGGCGGCTCATGGAAGGAGGGATTGAAGTTTTGGACGATCTGGTCGAGGTCGGCTTCGGTGAAGACGCCGCCCTTGTCGTCGCCATGGTCACCCGCGGCGAAGACATCGACCCACTGATTGGAGAGCTGACTCACAGGATGGAGACTAGACAGCCGCCCGGCGCAAGAGGAGATGCTCTATATAAGTCGGAAGCATTGCGCGGTACCTCGTACTGTTCTCGATGATTCACGCGGCACAGCACTCCGCGAAGACCTTGCTGAATCCCTCTTGCGGAACCAACAGCATCGCCAGCACCGGCAGCCGCGCCAGGCCCGGTTCATCGGCATCCTTGCCTGCTTCCTCGCGCAGCAACGGAATAACGATGCAGCGGCAGTTGAAGCCGTTGGGCGGATAAATCTTGCGCCACACCGGATCCGCATCGCCCGCGCGCGCCGTGAACTTGTCGATCACCGCATGTTCAGGCCTCACGCGATCGTCTTCGACGGTCAGATACTGCCAGTACGGCAGCGCCTGCAGCACCGCCGGGTCCATCATCTGTTCGTAGCGGCCCAGGCTGTAGGCCTTTTGCATGTTCGTGGTAAAGACCGTATCCAAAGCGAAGGCGTTGATCTCTTCCACGCCGGCCTCGGTCTCCATCTGCGTAACTGCCTTCTCGAAGTCGGCTTCGGTGCCGCCTTTCTCGATCACGCCGGCCAGCTCGTCGCGCACCTTCGCGATCAGCCGCAGATCGGTGGTGCCGGCCACCGTGAAGGCATCCTTCCTGTATTGCGCCGACAACCCGTCGAAGGTTTCCTTGGTGACCGGCGTCAGGTTGCGCAGATAGTTCACCGCATCGGTGGGCGGCAGCTTGGTGCTCAGGTCATAGGGCAGCGAGAGATTGCCGTAGACATCCGGATCGCCGGAGTCGCCGTCGTTTGAATCACTGAACAGCCGGCGGAAGCGCGAGCTGGTGGCAATCGGGATTACTTTGCCGGTCTTGCGCTGCACGGTCTCGGCGATGTGCGTGCGGCCCAGCAGGTTCGCCGCGGCCAGGTGCGAGGCGACCAGGTCGCCCATCTTCGACTGGATCGCGTTGTCGCGCGGAATCATTTACACCAACCCTGAGTTCTCAACCATGCGATCGAACGCTGCCGCGTTCACCGGATCGGCCGCGCGCGTCATCGCGGCTGCATCCAGGATCCGCTCCGAATGGCATATTCCGCCGGCGTCGCGGAACCCGGCGCAGCGCGAGCAGTCGCAAGGTTCGCCGCCCTCGGCGCTGCAATTGCCGCCTGGACAGCTATGTCTGCACGCAATTTCAATCGCCCGCATCTAGCGGCCTCGCCGTTGAAACCGCGGCTGGCGCTGCACTGACGCCACGGATGGAACGGCGCAGCCGAGCATCGCAATCGCGCTCACCATGCCGGCGATATAGCGAGCGCGAGCCTTCTTCGCTGCGACGGCATGGTCGTATAGCGCGCGATCTTCCTTGCGCCTGCGCGTGATCCCGTCATCGCATCCAGCTTCGCGTAGTTTTTTACGTTCCAATTTTGCGCGTTTGCCACTCATCGCGAACCTCCCGGCCGCAGCGCGCCGGCTACCTCGCCGATCCGCTCCTTCATCAGCCCCAGCGAATCCAGGCGCAGCTGCATCTCCAGTTTGCGCAGCTCCGCCAGCTCGCCCTTCACGCCCGCATCCGCTTCGCTGAACCTCTGGGTTTCGTCTTCCGTGATCGCGGGCGTTGCGGCGTTGACGTTCGGCGCCGCAGCTTCTTCGCCGGCCTGCAGCGCGGGGATGTTGTATTTCTTCTGCAGGTAGGCCAGCGGCAGCGGAACGCCCATTCTCTGCACGCTCTGGTCCTTGGCCAGCTCCGCCGTGATGTCGGTCTCTTCCTCGGTATCGAAGCCCAGCTTCGGCATCGGCGCAGCCGGCCCATAGTTCCACAGCACCAGCGGCCGCACCAGTTGGCGATTGAGAATCCCGGCCAGCGTGTTCGAGGTGCGGACGCTCTTGGTGTCGAGCGTCTTCGAGTGAACATCCCCCAGCGCCTGCGTGCCCTTGCCTCCGTCGCTGCCGAGCGTGGTCAGCGTCTCGCCCAGGATCCTGCGCGTGATGGCCTTCTGCATCGCCTCGAAGAGATGCTCGAACACCGCCGGGTCGAGCGAGCGGGCGATGGTCAGCAGCTCCTTCTCGTACTCCATGCCGCGCGGGATTGCCAGCGCCGGTTCGTTGACGATCGCTTCGGCGATGTCCGCGGCCTTCTGCTTCTCCGCGTCGCTGTCGGAATCGTTGTAGCGGGTCACGGCCGTGCCTGGACCCTTCTCCGCGTAACGCATCCACAGCCGCTGGATGTTGCGCTTGAACCAGCTCGCCCAGAAGACGCTGCGGATCAGCGGCCGTCCCATGCGATCGCGGCTGCGCGGCCGGTAGCTGTAGATCAGGAACTTGTCTTCGGGAACCTCCGCGCCCTCGGAGGCAAACGGGTTGGTGAGGAACTGCAGCGTGCCGATCTGCGGCTGGAAGCGGTTGCCGAACAGAAACAACTCCTGCGGGCAGTCCTTGATATCGAGCAGGCTGGCCTGGCCCGCGCTGGTGTCGAACAGCATCTCCTGCACGCTGAAGCCGTAGCCGATGGCGTCGAGCATGTTATCCAGCGCGCCGTCGAAGTTGGGCACCTGCGCGATCTGCGCGGTGACGAAGGCGGCAATCTCGGCTGCCAGCGGAGTATCGTCGAAAGGCTGAATCGACCAGTCAGGTTCCAGCACGTTTTCCTTCAACGTGTCCAGCGCATTGGCAACGTCGTCGTCCTTTTCCTCGATCTCGCGGAAGTAAAGCATGGCGTTGGCGCTGTTGCGAATCATCTCCGTCCAGATCATCGATGGGCTGCGCGTGCCGCCAAAGGCGAGCGAGGTGCGGTAGTTCGCCATCTGCGTGTTGTAGAGTGCGCCCGTCGATACGATCTCGCCTCGATCCGGCAGGGGTGGAACTATTTGCATTGCGTCGGCCATCACATAAATCCTTTCATCAGCGACAAGCTCGATGGCGTGCCCGGTTTGGTCATGCCCAGCTCGCAGCTCTGGCCATCCGCGGCCAGGTCGCAGAGCGCGGCCGCCCAGAAGCGATCGGCGTGGGCGAACATCTTGCGCTTCTTCGCGCCGGCAACAGCGCTCTCGATCTCGATCCGCGGTGAATCGAAGGTGACTCCTGAGGCGGTGGCCTCGCGCTTGATGGACTGGAACTCCTGACGGATCTGGGGATCGCGCGGGATGCGCCAGCGGTAGCGTTCCAGGTTGCGCTTCAGACGGATAGCCAGATCGACCTTCATCCGTACGCCGTCATCGTTGGTGCCGCCGAAAGAGACGCCCATCAGCCGGCCTGGACTCGATTCGTTCAGATAG